CCGTGGTGCCTGATCGAGACGTAGCGAAGACTACGTTCAGACCATTCGACGGTGCTGTCGGCAGCGTATTGTTGAAATTTATCGTGTCGTTTGCTGTAAGCGATACGCCAGCAACCTGTAGAGTGTAGCCTCCGTTAGCTGCCGATGTGATCTGGCCCTGCTGATTGACGGTGATATTGGCACTTGTGTAGCTACCGGGAGTGACTGCGGTATTCGTGATCGCCACACTGCCTGTGCCAACAATCGGATTCGGAGTCAGCGTGATTCCTGTACCGGCGCTAATGCTGGTTACGCCCGTCGCGGGACACGTCGCAAAAGCTCCGGTGCCGATAAAGCAGTGCGCCGAGTTGCCGTCGCCGATTATCGCCGCACTGACGCTGTCGGTCGATCCCGATTTCGACGCAGCAAACGTGACGTTGTAACCGTTTGTCGGTGCCGACGGCAGACTGGCGTTAAAGTTGACCGTGTCTCCCGCCGTCAATGGTGTGCCTGCAACCTGAAGCGTGTACACCGGAGTCGCTGTGCCACCATTCGTACACGACCACACGCCATCGATACCCGCAGCCATGGCGCCGGTTCCGCCCGCCGAGCACGGATTCGTCTGGTGACAGTCCGCGCAATAAATCTGGATTCCGTCGATCTCGGACGGGAGCTGTGAAAACAGGACGGGGCCAAACTCGACGCCAAGAATAAACTGGTTCGTCTGGGTGAACACGTTCGCGACCCCAAGATTCGCCGTGGTGTCGATGACTTGGGCGTGACAGGGTAGCGTGATCGCCAAAACCAGTACGAATACCAGACCGAGTTTACTGTTCATAGAATCACTTTGGCGCAATCAGCTTCTTAACCGTGTGCGCGGTTTTCTTGGCAGCTTTTTTGGTTGCGCGAGTCACAGGCAGCGCGACGTAGTTCCGCGTCACGAACGATCCGGCACCGATGCCGATGCCGATATACAGCGATTTACTGTCCAAGGTGCCCGCGTTGGCGAGCACCGTGGACAGCAGTAGAGCGATTGATATAACGGTTTGTTTCACGTTAGTGTACCAGCGCCGCACACGTGGAATCGCCGCGGCACACTTCCGTTTTCCAGCGGGCCACGATTTGAGACTTCATTAACGGTTTCGACGGTATCTCACCGGTGCCCCTGCGCGATCGGTTGGCGGCCGTCTTTTTGGATAACTGCGGAACCTGTCCCGCTAATGCGTCTACCCAATCAAGCACGATGTTAACGGCAGCGGTGACGGCGGCCTTTGTGGTCGGGTTCGATATCTGCGCGGCGGCCAACTCAGCGGGTAGGTTTTGCTGGAATGCCAGCACAGCAGCCTCAAACGCGGCGAGCTTGCCGGTTCCAGTCTTGTCGGATTCGTACGCGTTGTAGGTTTGCTCAATGACCTGAAGACCGGTCACGGCCATTTGGGAAATCTTGGCGACTTTGGCGGCGGAAGGATCGGCGACGACGACGAGTTGCGAGATGGCTTCGGCGGTGGCAATAATCGTTGCCCATTGAATAGCGCAGGCGGTCAGCAGCAGGACAGCACAAGTCAAAACGGTTGCGAGTAGTGATTTTCTCATGTTGTTTCCTCTCTAAGTTGAAAGTGTTTCGGGTGAATCGGAGTCAGTATCAAAGAGGCCAGCTTCTTTCCAAACCTCTGACATGCCCGCTCCGAGAAAGATTTGCCGTACTTCATCGTTCGGCGATTCTGGGAAAATGCCAGTCATCTGAAAGTGGGGGTTGTCTGGGCAGTGAATGAACGTGCTGCCAGAAACTAACCCCAGACTCTCTCCTAATCCAATAATACGCTTCCATTGGGCATCGTTGGAATTCCAATCTGGGCTACCCTGAGCGTCGAATGGAGCCACGTCTACTGCCAGTCCAAATTGGTGCCAACTGTGGCCCGGGGGGGCGTTGGTAACGATATTTCCCGGCTGCGTTCTGCCTTGAGCGTACAGCACGGCTTGTTGCTGCCAACTTCGTAATCCCTGCGTTACCCGGATCACTATTCCTTCGGCTTCGAGCAGTTCGGCAAGGTGCTCAATTGTGTCCGAAAAACGGGGATTGATCAGAGCCAATCGAGTTTGACTGATGGCGTCCATCACGGCTTCGCTTGCCCCCGGCTACTTTGGATATAGAGCGCAATCACCGCCGAGATCCCGGCATGTAGCCCCCCGGAAATATCCTGTCCCCAGCACGCCCACGTCATGCAGGCATTGGGAACGGTCAACTGCTTATAAACGCTGTCAACGACCGTGCCTGCGAACAGAATCAACACAGCCTGCACAACATGATTCAATCCATTCCACCATGCTACGATTTTAGTCCACATAATCAATCCTCCGTAGGTTTGTAGTGAAACACACAGTCGGGATGGGGGCACCCCACCGCCGTTAAACCGGCAATGAACTTGTCGTGTTGATCTACCTTGACTTCAAGATGGTCGATCCGCTTTGTATTGATTTCCACGGTACGGATTAGCCTCCCATAAAAATAAGCAGCAACCATCATGTGTGCGACGACGCCGCACGCGATTGAGATAATTACTGGCCCCCACACGTTCATTGATAGGCTCCTAATTAAAAAGTCGCCGTCTACGCTGGCATTGCTGGCCATGATGGAGGCTGTCCGTGATGCGTGTCAGAGCCAACAACCCCATTAACTGGGTTCCCGGAATATCCGGTAACGCAATTCAATGAGCCGTCAGCTTCGATGGCTACGACTTTGACAGGCAGGTATAGTTCCGTGCCTGTGGTAATCGGTTTTCCTTCGTGATCTTGTGGCATGATTTTCATCTCCTTGTACATGGCCCGCTATCTCCATCCGTGCGCTCGCAATCCGCGCCCAACAGTTCGAGACAGTTATTTTGTACGTCTACTCGATACTTCATCCACTTCAGCGTTTGCCCTTCGTCAAATAGCGGCTTCTGACCTGATTTATCACAGAAACGGTCTTTTACTCTATGATCGGGATCACCCGGAGGCTCCATGTAAAACGTGAAATTGTCCAGTTCTTCAACGACGTGCGGCAAATATAATCTTCCCATCGTGTGGACGTTGTTTTGCACCGCCGCGTGTTCAACCGGAATAGACGCGGAGATGACCAGCGTCAGTATCACGCACGGCGCTATAATCCATAAACTTGGGGAAAACACGCTACCTCCGTCTCTGCGACCGGCCTTCAAGGAACGAAATTCGGCTCTCGTGATTTTTGTCTGTCGTCTCCAATGAATCCAGCCTACTATCACGACGAGTAAGAATGTAGACCCCAAAAGTGCTAATAAGGATAGCCGCGATTGATCCCACTCCAAGAAGTGTATCCACCGTTCCATGATTCATCTTCTCCTACCTCGGCCAGATCAAAAATCAATGTGCGCTCAGCAGATCTACCAACATAATATCCGCTCGGCAGTCCGATTGCCCAATATTTACAAACGTCGGGCCGCCACTGGCGTAAGTGCAAAGGTTGCCATAATTCGGACAGACCGTCTGCCAAGCAGGAGCCGCACCGCTTGGAGTTCCGGGTGTCCCGCCGTTGCAACTTAGAGTGCCTGTCGTGAAGCTCCCGCACGCCAAGAACAGATCATTCGCGCCGACCGGCATCACCGTGTCACCGAGATTTACCGTTGCTCCGACGAAGGACGAGAGCGCGGGTGCGAACCGCTGCACTCCCGTATAGACCGTGCCATTCCAGACAGACGAGGATTTGTAAGTGTTGCAGGAGCCGGCCGCGCGCTCCCACGTAACTGTACCGTCCGTGCAGGTTGGCGTGCAGGTATTCCAATTGGGCTCTGAGGCTGCACTTGCATTACTGGTGCCATCGATCATCACCACAAAGTCGTAGGCGCCGGAGTTGTTCGTCGGATTAAGCGGCTGGAGTGACGTGCCTAAAACATAGTGGTGATTGTTTTGCCATGTTCCCGTCGAACGCGATCCCCGCGTCCCCATCATGTCCGTTGGAACCATCGCCCACTTACCGTCTTGAGAACTTAGACTGAGGTTGTTTTGGGCAGCAAAATCATTCTCGATACCGGACGAGAAGTTATGGTTGAAGCGATAGAAGATGCCGGAACCGGAAGTCTGCGCTCCGACATATTCTGTGTATCCTGCCGCTGTCCCCAGTGCGTGGGCGTCGGCCAGCGCGTAAGTCTGTGTCGGTACATCCGTGTTGGCAATTCCCAGCATCGGCGCGGGGTTCGTCAGGCTATCGTTTTGTCCGCTTCCATGCTGATCGCCTTGCGGAGATACGTTGACCAACTGCACAATCGGCCACGGATTTGTATAACCATCAATCGTGCGCTGATTGTAGATGTGCTTCACGGCATTCGAGTCGCCGTAGTTGTAGACGGCGTGAATCTCGTGGCCTGGGCAGTGTCCGGCATTGATGTTGCCGATGGGATTACGGATGTAGCAGGCATTAAGACGCCCACTGTCCACGTTCCAGACCGAGTTGTAGCACATGATCGGACCACCTGTAACGGTTTGATCCAGCCAGCCAGTCGGAGGAGCACTTGAGCATCCAGAGACATTCTGACACACGTACATATTCGCAGGATGAGTAGGATCAAAGACGCCAGCATGATTTGGATACGTTCCCCAACTAGCCGAATACGGCCCATAGTAGCTAACGTTCGTTGGCAGACAGGCTGCGACGGCTCCAGGAGGTGAGTAAGTTTGACCGCCGATGAGCGGGCCAGGGCCGTTTGATCCGCCGCCAGTTTCGGTGATTTCCGAGAACTGACTGTCGAGAACGTTTGATCCATCGTGGATGGTGAAATATTCGGTGAACGGAATGTTTGTTGAACAAACGCCGCTCGCTGGGGGAGGGCTGATTGAATAGGAGAAGGTTCCTGTCCCTGCCGCCGCACTCTTCAGAGTCAACGATGTTGCCGAGTTCTCCGTTGCTACCAGATAAGCTACAGAGTTGATTGTAATTGTCCGGCCTACCCAAAGATTGAGAGTATCGAACTGCGCTCCGCTGACCCACGTCACTGCGGTTGTCGCGTTCGTTGAGACCGTGCCCGTCACAGCGGGCGCAAAGCCGTACTGCTCGCACATCAGACCATCGTCAGAATAAGCCACGCCAGAATAATCATTGACTCCTGGTCCGCCGCCACCACTCGCAACCGGCGTGTATTCGGTTGCTCCGCGAGTAATCTTGGCTGTGCGTGTGTTCAGGCGGCTGTATCCTCGTGCCGTATTGGCTATCGGAGAACCGAAGTGCAGTTCATCGAATCCCGGCCCTTGTCCAGTTAGCTTTCCAATGTTCGTCCACGTCACACTACCATCCGTGCACGTATTCGTCACATTTGGGCAAAGACTATGCCAGTTTGGCTCCGTCCCGCTGATCGTTCCTGTCGATGCCTGATAGCCCATGTTCTGCGTGTTGTTGTTGACGGGCAGAATGAACACGTCTGTACTGCTTATCGCGCAAGACGGGCACCCTGCGACTCCCGGCTGCTGGTTGATCGTTTGATAGCTCCCACCGCCCGCGCTCGTTACTGTGGTCGAGCCGTCCGCTGCCACGCCGAAGGTTCCACCCCAAGTCGAATTGTAATCGGTCGGCAAAACTCCATTCACTGAGTCGGCAAAATTCGCCCAAATAGCGCGAGTAAAGGTGTCAGTCGCCGTCGAGGAGCACACAGCGTCAGAGAATCCATTGCGACACACCGTAAGTTTGTATACAGTGACGCCATTCTGAACTTCGTAAATGACATTCGGCTCGCCAGAAACCCGTGAGAAAGTCGTATTCGGCCCGCCCTGTGTGTTCGTGCAATTGACGTTACATCCAAAAGAGTAATTCGCGCTCCCACCTGTGCCCGTTGCATTCGTCGTGCTGGCGAACGTGAAACTCGTAACCGGGCCTCCAGTCACGCCAGTCACCGTAAATATACGGTCGAAATTCTGTTGCGAGTTCCCTGTAATCGTCACGTAGTATCCGACTGGCAAGGCGCCGCAGTTCGTGGCGCATGTCGCCGTCGCCGTCGTGCCGTTGCCGACAATGCCGGACAAAGTGTAAGACGTACTTACGCCCCCCCCGATGTTGCTTGCGGACAGACAAGGATTTGTCGGACTGCAATTGCCGGAATGAGCAAGCGCGGTATTGAGATAAAGAAAGTACGGGCCACCGCCGTTGCTCAGAACCTCGATAAACGAGGAGTCCAGATTGAAATAGTTTGTGTCGGTCGGCTCCTGCAAATTCATCGTGTTATTGAGATTATACGTGCAGGGATCGGTGACCATGATTAGGTAGGAATGAAAATCAGGGTCAGTTGCTGTCGTGTTGAACGTTCCCGATGCGGTCGATGGGCAGTAAGACGAACTGGTGACGGCAAGTGTCTGAAATGGCAAATAGTGGTTATAAGTCAGAGACGCAGGCGACAAATCGAATAGCATCGCCGAAGCATCTGCCGTGCTTCCACATCCCGATTCAGTTCCTACGGCACAGTTATCCGTGCGCGCACTGTAGACAAGCGAACTGCTGCCAGTATTGGTCGTGAGCGACCAACTCCCCTTGAGTACCATGTTACCGCTCATTCGCATTCCGCCGCTGGAAGCTATGTATTGATAAGCTCCTGTGTCCCACGCCGTAGGGCGTGCGTTGACGGTAATCGCTGGATAACTTGCGATCTTACCGCCGCTGCCGGACTGTTCAGTCACGCTGTCAGAAGTTCCTGAGCACAATGCCGTTCCAAATATCCCGCACGACGGATTGAGATTCGCGCCCGCACCGGCAGTCGAGTATGTCCCGCCACCGTTCCCCGGAGAGTAGTCGTTCGTGCTGAGATAGTTTTGAGCATTTGCCGCCGCTTCGGTGCGGAAGAGTTCATTGCCAAGATCATTTTCTGTACAGGAGATGTTGCACGGTGGATTACTGCCGGGATTCAGGTAGTAGAAATTCGAGATCGGAGACGAGAGTCCAATCAGGTCGTTGTTCTGAAAGTTGACTACGCCATTCCAGCGGAAGTACGGGCTATTGTCGTTCGAGAGCTGGACTTTGCAGCCGCCACCCGAGCCGCCAGCTTGGCTGACCGTGTTGTTGACGATATTCGCCGTACCGGAGCCGCCGCTGTCCGCTATGCCGAGAATGATGCAGTTATTCGGTGACGCGCCCGTGGGCGGATTCATGTTGCCCCAGAGCACGTTATTGAAGAAGTAGAGCGTCCCGCCATTGCCGACCGTCAGGTAGAAGCACTGCGTCGAAGCGATGTTTGTGACCTTGTTGTTATAGACCGACATCGAGCCGCCCGCGATGTTGGTTTCCACGTTCATGCAGTTCGCGTGCTGGCCGCTGGCTTGGAACGTCGTCTGAAGGTCAGTAAACCAGTTGTCGTGCATTGTGGCCGTATTGGTCGTCACGCCCATGTTTGAAAGATGACGGAAGACGTTACCGTGGATGTCGTAGGCTTCTTGGTAGACCCCGCCACCCGAGTAGCAGGGATAAGCCGTGTATCCAGCAAAGTGGCAGTGCGAGGAAGACGCGCCCGCCGACGATGAATCCGAACCGTCAAATACGTTATTCTGAATTGTGTTGAAGCTGGCAAGACGAGACCCAGAGCCGTAATAGCCGTAAAGGTTGTCTTGCGCCGTCGCGTCATCGACCGTCCAGCCGTGAAAATAATTGTTCTGAACCGTGTTGTGCGTGTTCGCGGAAGACGCCGAGTAGATGTATTCCGGGCCGCCGCCCGTAAGCCAGCACACGCCAACGAACTCGAAGTTGTCAATCGTGACGTAGTTTGATCCCGAATTCAATCGCAGAAACGATCCCAGCGATGATTCGTCGTAGGTGCAGGACGTGACGAAACTCGTCGAGGTCGCATTGTCGCCTGTAAGGATCGGGCGCGCCCACGATCCGCCGCTGAACCAAGTCTGATCGACGCCGAGATAGATTCCGCCAGAACCGCCCCACGACCATGCCCACGTTCCGCCAGTCGAGGTTGCCAGAGCGCCATTGCCATAATGCCATGAGTCTCCGCCGTGAAAGATGTAGGAGTCGCCAACAACCGGCACCTGAGACGCAGCATTTCCGGTCGCGTTCGGCATACCCGGTGCGTGCGCCCACGGGCCGACTGAACCGCTCGTGTGCGTCTTGCTGGTACCGTCGTAACTATCACTTCCCGCCGCAGAGATGTAGCACGTCGTGCAGGTATGCGTTGCCCATGCCGGAATCGAGCACAGCGCAAGCAGCATCAGCAGTCGCTTCATATTGCGTAACCTCAATAACGTGCATCGTTTCGTTCAAGCCAAGTTCATCCAACTTCGATTGCGCCTGCGTCTCCGTAGCGAAACGCGAAGGCCACGCGAGCGCACGACCGTTGCCGGACTTGTAAGTGATGTACCATCCCGGATCAAGTGGAATCGTCACTGTACTCATTGAGTCGCTCCTTGAAATTCTTCACGATCTGCGCGTACTTCTCCGATTTCTCTAACGCACGGTCACGCTTCGTCTTGGCTTGAGCCAGTTGGTATTCCAGCTCTAAGTGCTCACGGGAAGTCATCACGGAGTCACCCGAGTTCCCGGCGTCAACTTCGTTCCGGCAGTCATGGCGGATACAGAAGGCCCGCTTGACGTGTTCTTGAAAGCCAAAGCATTTCCCGCCGCTCCATACTGAAGGCCATAGGCTGTAATTGTCGGGGTTGTCGGACTCGATACACCGAGAGCTCCCCAGAACCCCATGTGCCCCTGTGTTGATTGACCGTAGTAGTAAGGTGCGGTAATCAGCATCGGCTGCTGAGCGCCAGCAAATCCCTGAAAGATTACTTCATTGGTACAGCACGTAGTGACCCCGGTCATATTGAAAGTCGTGTTTTTGGTGAACACTGTAGCCGTTCCGACATTATCAAGCGCAAACGATCCAGACGCGGGCAATACTTCAGCAAGCGCATAGCGGCCGGGTTCAGCCGGAGGATTGGAGGCAACACCACTCCGTACAGCCGTTATCCAATTAGCTCCCCCAGCACCGGAAAGAACAAAGGCAGCGTCTACACTTTGCGATCCACTGGCGCTGTCGATGACATACGCCTCTGGACATGTCGCTCCGGGACACAAAGAACTGCCCAGTACAAATGTGTCGATGGAGGAGGCACATATTCCGGACGTTAAACTAGCGCAATCGGCTACACTGACAATGGTTCTCTGCGGCTCGCCCCCCGAAAAAGAGTCGGCATGATCCACAAAAGACAAAACGAGCAGAGTTCCCGCTTGTGTCGGGGCGATTGGCCAGGTACAGCTAACCGCCGATTCAGAACAATTTGCCGGATGACCCGTGTACGTATTTGGAATCACTGGATTGTACTGAAGTAATATGTATGTCGAGGAAGAAGAAACCGTTCTCAGTTCCGCGCAAACGCCTTTCCATGCGGTCGAACTTGTCATGGAAGCCGCAACCGTAATTGGGCCGGTAGAGCTTGAAGTGCCATCTACAATGGCGAGTGTGGGATTGACGGTCACCGCTTGTCGAAGAGTACCTGTATATGGAGTGGTAAAGGTCGTAGAGGAGTCTCCGAAAGCACACACCGCATAATCATTTGCATCGTCAAGAGTCGGAGTCAGCGAAGCGCATCCACCGCCAGTGCAGGTAGCGCCCAAGCCGGAACCGCCAGCCATCAACATGTTTAATGACAATGCCCCCGAATACCACACGCCAGCCATCGAGTTCACTCCACTTCCCATTCCATTGCAGGTGAACGATGTAGGGCTTCCCGTTACAATCATGCCGAAAACTTCGAGGGAATCCCCGTTCAGCGTGATTTGGGAATTTCCTGGAGTCAAAGTGCGAAAATTACTGTCCGTACACCAAGGCGTCTGGGGCGGGTTGGCCTCTTTTACAAACAACAAAATAAAATCCCCGTTAGGGGGTGAAGCCGTCAAAACGCAGATTTGCGTGCCCAATGTGCCGCCTGTACAGTTCGCAGTCTGCGTGCCACCGCCGACGTAGGCAATTTGAGCCCATGCCGAGAGTGAAAATAGCGCCAACGTAAAGAGAAGTAAGAACCGCTTCATATTAGTGCACAACCTCTGTCGTTAAGTGTGCCTCATAAGCCATCGGAGTTGCACCCAAACTTGTATAGCCAATCGCATATTGCACCTGTCCGGCCGACTTCGCATACAGCAACCCGGTGCAGCCGCTGGACACCGTGGTCGTCGCGTTGCCGGTATTGCCGGTGCCAATCGTGATGGTGTTACCCGCCTGGCTGGCCATAGGCATGGTCACCGTTTGCGCTACGGAATCCGTACCGTCCGTGTAAGTCAGAACAATGCCAGTCGTGCCACCAAGAATCGAAGATGTGGTTGCTGCCGTCGTTACTTTGAGATAGCCACACACCCTGATGCGTTGCGTCGATGCAGGCAAATAAAGGTTGGCTGCCGTGACAGCTGCCGTCAGCCCGGTGGAGTCGATCAGTCCGGTTCCGCTGCCGGATGGGGCAGAAACAAACACCGCATCCTGACTGTTAACATCTCCATGATATTCGAGGTTCGTGGAATCGGCGGAAATCGCGCCAGCTACGGTCGTAGTAGCGCCTGCTTGTACGGGAACCTTGAACGCGCTGGCTGTCGTCGAGGCGGCCATGTTCAGCGTCATTGTTGACGTACCCAGATTTGTAGCTCCGAGTTGCACAAAATTCGAACCACACCCAAAGCCCGTATTGGTCGTATAGATAATGCCGTTGTTCGACCCACTACAACTGGCCACAGCGGTAAACGATGGTGTTGTCGAACCAAACGCGCCGAACACTGTGTTTTGCGTCTGAGTAGTGAAGGCCGATGCCTTGATGCCGCCGCTTCCTATCGGTGCCAGCAATCCCGCCGTGCTCATCGACACGCCGTTCGCCGTCCCTTGAGCGGTGAACTGCACTGGGAGCGCCGTTGACGATCCTACCGTGTTGACGTTGAGCAGTGCACCAGTCTTCGTATTTCCCGTTGTATCTACAAAACTAAACGCCGGAACGGTCGAAGTTCCGCTATCAGCGCCAGCTGTCCACAACCAATCTGACGATGCCGGAGCCGCTTGCGTAGCCCATGTCATCGCCGTCGTGTCGCCTGCTGGCATCGTAATAGACAACGCCCCAGTTGGGGCCGTGAGCGACGACCATGCTGACGATCCGCCTGTTGGTGCATTGCCGATGGTGGCAAGTTCCCAATTTGTTCCGTCGTAGCAGGCTTTCACTTGTTTGTTGGCGAGTACATCGTTTGCAGCCAGTGTCGTTGACCCCTGCCACTTTGCTACTGACTTTGCGCCCAAGGAATTCACGTTCAGCGTCAAACCCGTACCCGTGTTTGCCGTCGTGGTCGTGTATGTTATACAACTCCCAGTAACAACCGAAAATGTCGGCGTGGTATTGCAAACTTGGGCTGTCCCGGAACCAGAGGAATCTGGGCAAGTATTATAGGTCGTGCTGACCAATGGTTCCGTTGTTGACACCGTGGTTCCATTGTCCGTAATCGTGCTGTTGCCGATACCCCCAGAAACAGCCTTTTGTAACACGTTCGTTGATAGGCCCGTTGTGGTAATGGCGAGAGTGCCAGAATTGGTAATGGGAGAGCCACCGATTGCGAAACCAGTCGGAACAGTCTGAGCAACACTCGTTACCGTCCCTACAGTGCCTTCATCAACGGTCGCAAAGTAATTAGACCCATCCGATTCTATATAAGCACTCGTCGGAGCTGCTGCCGATCCAGCGTTCAAGGTGATGCTAGTCGTTGCTCCATTGATGTTCTGGCCAGAGCGGGCAATGGTCACCACGCCACTGCCGTAATTGATGACGTTGATGTACTGACCATTCGCGGGTTGAGAGCCTGAAGCAATCAGCGTGATTGTAAACGTACCTGACGCCACGGTAATTGTTTTGTAGGAAGAAAAGTCGGATGCCAAAACTTGATATGTAGCCGTTTGTGGATTTACCGCCGACAGTGAAATCGTACAAGACGATCCGAGACTGCAACTCTGACCGTTTACAGTAGTCGAAGCCGACGAGGCGAGCACGACGCTTCCCGACCCCACGCTTGATACATAATTCACAGCAGACACTGCCGGACTCCCAGAGGGTGTCCCGGCGGTAACAAACTGCGTTCCGCTAGGTGCCGTTGCATTCGGTTGCCATCCGTAGGACGTAGACGAAGTGGAATTAAAACCAAAAATGGAGAAAATTCCGGTAGTCGCTGGGGCATTGGCACCAGTGGGAAGTGCGGTATTTCCGGCCAGCTGCATTGAACCAGCATGAGTGCCGTCGCTAGTGTCTGTGATAGCCCCGCTCATGGTTACGGTAGTTCCTGAGAGCGCCCCAGTAAGCGTACCTCCAGATAGGGGGAGAAACGCTGTATTGCTAAATGCGTTTGTACCGAGTGCCCCGCTAGCCGCTGGAGACATGCCGCCGTTGCCGTCCACTACAAACGGAGTATTCACCGCTGCTCCGGATGGATTTGTGGCCGTCACCATCCCCAGATCTGTTCCAAATACAGTCAAACTCGTCAACCACGACAATCCATTTGAAACCGCCACTCCGTAACCGGGATACGCCGTGCTCCCAGCGCATCCACCCTGCACTCCATTGTTCCAAATCACCGGACAGTGCTGCGTCGAATCCATGACGAATCCGCTGTAGCCGCTTGCCACCGAAGACGGCTCGGTTCCTTCTTGGGCAATCAGCAACGCTCCCGTTCCTGCCGTAATAGCCCCCGGCGAGCCTATTATGAACGACGTATCGGACGTGGCCAGCGTAGAACCGTTGTCCGTAATACTGGAGTCGATAATCGAGTTCGCGCCGTTCGCTTTGGGAACCTTATTCGTCGTCAGAGATGTCGAAGTCGTGTTACCACCGCCCGACCCACAGTCCGCGCCCGCGGCGCTCAGCACACCAGAAATTTCGTGGACGCAGAGTGGGCCTCCCGACATCCCCGTATCCGTCAAACTCGTAAACGTTCCAGCGGCCGCTGTTGTACCGCCAATCGCGCCCGGTGACGCAAACGGCACGAAGTTCGCCGGAATCTGGGCGGACGCGTTATAGATGTTGACCGCGCCTGTCGATGTCGTGACACCGACAATTCCGGTAGCAAGCGCTCCGGGAAGAAGCAATCCGCTGGTCGATGACATCGAATGCAAGTCGAGCACCGACGTTGTCGCCGCCGTCAGGTTTGTGGTGCCGTTCGTCGTCCATCCGGAGATGCCACCGAATGCCGAACTGTTGTTCCATTGAAGCTGTGTGTTGGAGCCTCCGGGTGACGTGCTGCCGCCGGAGCCGCAATCTGCACTGGTAGCACTCAGTACACCAGAGGTCTCGTGCACGCAGAACGGACCACCCGACATGGCGGTATCGGTTAGCGCATTAAACGTGCCGGCCGCTGGCGTCGTACCGCCGATAGCCGGAGGTGTTGCGTAATTCTGTGTGGCGAACGTACCGAACGCGGTGTTGTTGGTTTTCGTACAGGTGATGACCCCTGCCGCTGTCATCGTACAGTCTTGAGACATCGTGACCGGAGCGTAAGCGGTCGCTCCACTGTTCATCACGGGTATCTGGGCTGCGGTGCCTAGACTTATGCCGCCTCCGCACGTGGCGCCTGTATCGAGCAACGTGACCACACCGGTAGCCACACTGAATTTAGCGCAGTCGTTGTTAGTAAACGTGCCGGATGCCGGGCTCAGAATCAGATAGTTGTCAACGGCATTCGCCCATACGTGCCAGTTTTTGGTCGTCGAGTCGTACCCGATGTTGCCATTGGCAGTGGTCACACCGCCGCCGAGTACGGGTAACTTGAACAGCGAAAATGTCGTCGCCGAGAAATCGATGACAGCGCCCGACGCCGAGTTCAAGGTGCCGCCGCTGCCGACCGTCATGACCGCCGTGGTGTTGGTGCCGGTGGTAACGGTGTTGAATCCCAAACTGGTCGTACCCGAGCACGAGCCCCACGTCCAGTTGCCGGTGCCGGACGCCGTGGACACGAAGCACTGACCGGTGCCGGTGGGCCCGGGGATGGTAGTGCCGCCACCGCCACCGCCGCCACCTCCACCTTGCTGTGGATAGGCTGTGGCTGCTAGCGACAGCATTAGTGCTACAATCCCGATCCCGAGTTTGTTGAGTCTCATGGTTGTCCTGCCTTGCCTTAGTCGATGTTAAGACTCGTTGTCCATTCGTCGTTTGCGGTGCCACGGATGAAAATTTCTGAAATGTCAAACGGGTTGCCAGCGCTGAACATCGCTGCATTGTAGTACGTCGGGAACGTGCCGGACGACACGTTCGGGAGTTTGAATATCCGCATAAACCCCGTCGTGAACAGCGGTGACTTCCCGATATATAGCCAGGGCCCAGCGCTGCCGTCCTCGTACACGATCAGCATGTTGTTCAGCATCTGTTTCGGGATGAGGTAGGAACCAGTACCGATTGCGCCGACCGCGTGCGAGTACTCGGTGAACTGGTTCTGGAGGCCGTTGGCGAGAACGTTCGTTTTAGGCCCGAGGGTGACGGTGTTGTTCAGAACGGCCGCGATCCGGACTTCCTCACCGTAAGTGCCGTTGGGATCAACAAGCCACGCAGGCTCGCCAGCGGAAAACATTTGCGAGGCGTCGTTGCCGGCTGCGGCGGCAGTGCCGAGTGTCAACACCAACGGCGCTCCTGCGGGCTGCGCGAATCCCGTGGCGGGTGACACAGCGGTGACCCACGAACCGAACGCGGGTTGCGGTTGCGTGGACGATGCGACTTTGAGCAAAGGCGACACGCGGAAAGCCATTTAGTACCTCCGTCCTCTTCCGCCCATTACCGGCGACGGACAACTCGCGTACCCGTTCCTGTCGTCGGACGCGGCTTTGCATTGGCGCGCGTCGGTAACCGGGCGGACTTTCAGGTAATTCATGTTGTCGCGGGCGTTGGACATCACATCCATTTTCTCTTTGACAAACTTGCCGGTTTTCCAGTCGTACCGGGACGACTCGCGCAGCGACCCCGACTCGACGTACGCGGACAGCGGAACACAGTTGGTTTGCGCGTGCACGGATTCTCCGGCGCGCACGGTGCCGACACAGGTTTCCGATCTGTGCATGTGGTCGTAAGCCTTCTGGTGGTTGACGCCACCGGACTTCGACCCGCCGCCCGTCAACGTCGATTTGATTTTCGCCATATTGTGTGACTCCTGTTCCAAATTTACACGGGATTCGGTCGGCTAGCCAGAGTGTCGTTTGCAGTTCTCGCTACGCCCGTCGTGACCCCTTTGCGCGCTTCCGGCGTCTTGTACGCTGCGGGATCTCGCTGAAATTTCTTCTTGTAACCGTGTGTGATGTCGCCAGCCCAAGGCTCGTGTTGTGGCGGCGTCTTCTCCAGACCCCATGACGCGGCGTGCACGAAGCCGTATTTATTTTCCGCTGCACGCAACTCGCGTTCCGAGTTCACCTTGATCGGCTTGCCGTCCTCGCCGCGAATATGTTGGAGTGTCAAATTCTCAAACGGGTTCTGAGCACGCCCACGCTGTATTTCAAAACGTCTCGCTGCCATCCGGAAATTCGGAACCGACACAAGCTGTTCGGTGTCGTCGGAACCGCACTCGGGGCATGGCCGCGGTGCCGTAAACGATAGAACAATTGCTTCAAACGTTGTGCCGCAATCTCTGCACCGCTCGTCGTAACAGGGCACTCGTCGCCTCCTAATAATCCCAATCGTTGTACGCGCTCACCGGGCTCATGGCCGCCAAGAACCCGCCGCCACCAACGCCCAGATATGCGCCTGTACCGTAGTCCAGATTCACAAACGGCATTGACTCTTCTCGCGTCAGAATATCGTTTCTGAACAACCCCTCGTCGATGGCCGCCGCGTGCTGCAACTCGGCCTCGAACATGCCCGAGAAACGCTTTGACATTTCCATCGCCATGCTCTCGGAGTACGCAGGATTGTTTTTCGGCTTGTATAGCAGAACCTCAGCCACGGCACCGAGTTCGATAATATCGCCCCTAATAAACGCCGGGAGATTGTCGAGATCGTCAACGAGGTTCGGTGGCTGTATGTACGCCAGATATGGGTAGACCTGCTGGACGTTCGGTACCGGCCACAACTCGACTTGAAAATTACCCGACGCATCCGGGGGCATTGACGCCACCACGTACGGAAACATCATGAGCAACCGTGACGGATCCCAATTCTCCAGCAAGTTCTGCGGAACACCGGTCGCCATGCGAAAATACATCTGCAAATTTTTGACCGAGTAAAGCACGCGCACGTTCGGGAACGAATAGTAATAAGACGTAATGTAGTAGCCGCTGGAAGACTGCGTCGGGTTCCCCCACGGCAGCTCAAGCTGAAGATGCGTGGCGTCGATGAACGCGACGATGTTGTAGATCGGTGCCGTGTAGTTCATGCGGAACTGCTGGCCGACCATGGCGGGTGTGAATGACGTGCCAGTGCCTGTAACCATAGTCGATCCCAGTATCACCGACACAATGCCCGTCGAGTAAAATCCCGGTGTCACGATCTGGCCTTTTGTCATTAGCCCATACCAGCGACCGGAGCGGCGGTCGTAAACACGGCGCACGACATTGTTGATAAGGTTGGCAACGACACTCGGGCTACACTCGGGATTGTAGCCGTTGACGCGACCCAGCAACTGGCCAAAGTTCATCTGGTTGGCGTATGGCTGCTGGCCGTTGGGCACGATTTGGTTAACGATAGTCATTCGCTGAAACCAGTCTAAAACAACAAGGGCCGGGCACCTAGCCCAGCCCGTAGGCAAATCTTATATTTAACAAAGAGGCCCGATATTCCGAGCCTCCCTGGTGGCGTTGGCGACGAGTACAACGTCTGCAGGCTAAAGTACTAATAGCCCTGAACTGTCAATTCCCAGATCGCTCCTGTCAGGTTCGCGCCGCTCGCGGCCTGCGCGCCGCCGTTCAGGACGTACACGTAAAATAGCAACTGCGAATACCCCGTGAATCCAGCACCGGATGTAGCAAGCTGCGCGAGCGCGAACAGTGGCTGCGCGCCCCACGTGGCAATGGCGGTGGCGTTCGCGCCCGATACCCACGCGGTCTGAATGTTCTTGAGGCCGCACGATTGCGATGAAATCACATAGCCGCCAGTGACGTAATCCGACACACCCGGCGCGATCAGGAACGTCTGTTGCTGGAGCCCGAGCCCCAAGAGTACGTGACTCTCTTGTACTCTGGGAAGTGGATTTTGTAGCGCCATGTTCGAATCTCCTTACTGGTGGCCGATTACCGACACCACTATTAGTACAGACCCACTGTCGCCAGCACGTCGCCGATGTTGGACGACACCGCACCCCAGATCATGCCTGCGGGACGGTTAACGCCCGTGGTGACAGCGACCGTGAAGTTACCGGTAGCGCCCATGATCGAGTTCGATTGCGCTCCGGCGGCGAGATAGCATTTCGGCACAAACCCCATGACGGCGATGAACACATAGTTGCCGTTGAGCAGCGCTGCCGTGACGCCCGTGCCCAGTCCGACGCCAGCGACCGTGCCTGTGTTCGGCAGCAGCCATCCGGCGATAGAGTTCGCGGAACCGGTGGCCGCCACAATGCCTTCCGAGAACACGCCGGAGACCACGGTGAAAGTCTCGTCCGTGTAATAGACGGGGGCGGGACCGGCGACCATGGCGGGGTTGGCGGTAGAGTTATACCTGACGTATTTGACCGTCATCCAAGAACCGTAGCCAGCGGCGGTCGCCAGCGTGGTGTTGCCGCCTTGCGACGGCGACGGAATCGTCCACAGAGAACCGAGCGGATTCAGCGCACCGTTAAGCGCCCCGTTGTATCCCGCTGCTGTCGAGTAAGTATCGACTACGCCAAACACGTTGCCGAGGGCATTCGGGCCGATTACCGGAAATTCATTTGCCAACATAGTGTGTCTCCGTTACTGCGAAAATCTGTTGCAAATCCCGTCCAACCAGTCCGTTTTACTGGACTGACGCAAGGATGAAACCGAGCCGGGGAGCGGTAACGACCACGTTGCCACCGAAAAGCGACTGGCCCGCGATATCGACCGAGTTCGGGTGTTCTTTGAATCCCGTGAACCCGAACGCGAACTTCGGATCTTCGGTCACGTAGGCGTCGATGAAGTCGGTGTTCATTCCGAACACGTAGCCGCTCGGGCAGTATTGATCGACGACAACCGACATCCCGTTGAACTTGAAACTCGTGAATCCGGCGCCCTGCAACTCAGGGTCTTGCGCGGTCGTTCTCTGCATCGGCAGCATCTTCGCCCAGAACGAGTTATAGATGGACTGCGTGGTGGCGATAAAGTTCGGCTGATCGGGGCCGAACGTCGCCTGACCGTATGCCGTCTGGAGCTGCTGCAACGAGAACGGCCAGGTGGTTGCCGAATTCGAATAGTAGTAGCCGTTGATGCCCGTGGAGGCACCGACGCCGATAGCCGATCGCGTGATGCCGCCGTACGACGCGTAGTTGGTGCCATCGTCGTAGCCGGCGAGGATACCGTCCAGAGCAATGAGAGGCGTGACTGTGCCTTGACCGTCGGCGAAGAACTGAGTGACGAGAGACTGAGCCAGCGCCTGCTCGGCGTTGACGATCTTGGGTTCCAGATAATTCATGATCGCCGCGTACCCGCGGTTCAGCACGAAGTCGGTGCCGCGCACGGTGACGTTCGCGTACGAGAACTTGACGTTAAACGTCATGGCAGTTTGTGTCTGGATGTAGCTGATGTCAAACACACCACCCGGAGGGAACGGGCCAGCTTTCAGCGGCGCAAACTGGAAGGGGACTTGAATCTGCGTGCCGCCAGGGAAGGGCTTGGTCATGGAGCCGCCCTTCCACACTTTGACAAAGGTGGGGCTGACACGGAAATAGTTGTCTACAAATTCGGGGCTGATGTATTGTGTCGTGACGGCAGTCACGTCATTGATTGTTAAGGCCATGACTATTTCTCCTGTCGATCCCAATCTCCAGAATTCAACGAGCACATCTTGTCACGAAAGCTCTCACGCATCTCCAAATCGACTTGTGTGAGCTTGCGCCCCTTTGATCCTGTCTTGCGTAACTCTCTATACGCGAGCGCAATTTCCGCTTGCTCGCGTTTCATAATCAGGTACGGCATGATATGCCGGATGATTTCGGCAGCGCGTTCCTCGAACTGACGCCACGACATCACGTTCTTGCGGTTAACGACACCGCACTGTTTCGACAGTGTCGAACCCGCTGTCGCAAATTGCCGAACCTTCACCGTCTACAAAAGCGGCGAGACGCGCCCAGTCGATCTCGGTGACCACCGCGATCTTTGCGTCGAATTCAGCCTGCGGAATCTTGTTCTGGGCCATGTTATTGCACCGTTGCCGATCCGCCAGCCGCTTCCCGCGCGCGCTCCAGTGCCGCCAGTTGATTCATGGCGCGTTCCTTTGCGCTGCCTGCGCCGTCACCATCACGCGCTGCGGCTTTCTTCAGAACCTGTTGCGCGGGCGACAGGGACACTGTCGTCGTCTGGCCGGGCACGATAAGACCTGACAATTTCTGCTTGGTGCCTTCCTCGACGCCCTTGGCGATTTTAGCCGCGATACGCTTCTCGGCAACCATCGCGTTGTACGCGTCGGTCAGCGTCGGATACTTGTTGCGCTTCGTGGTCGGATCGGACGCGTCGGTCACGAACTTCTCGAACGCTGCGCGATCAAAGGTCTCACCGAATTCTTGACGATGCGTGTCCCGAATCGTGTAGATTTCGTCCGCTTGACGGAGTGCTTGAACCGCAGCCTGGTTCACGAGACCGGCACCGAGTTCGGTGACTTTGTCCATGGTGACCAGGTTTTTCATACGGTCGTCCACGGATGTCTTGAGAGAGTTCAGGGCCGCCAGAATCGCAGCGCTGTCGGTAGATGTGGTTGTCGTAATCGGGGCAGCGGTCGTGGTGACCGTGTTCGGCACCGTCGGAACGTGGACTGCGGGAGCCGCAACAGCGGCCGCCGGGGGCACTACTGTCTCTGTCGTCGTTCCGTCTCCGACGCCTTTGTAAATACCAAACAACTCAGTCGTGAATGCGTCCTCGGCGATCAGCTTCGGATTGGCCGCGAGCTTCGCCTGCACCTTTGCGCGTGTATCTGGGTCATCGCCCAGAAGATCGAGTAGCTGTTCGTAAGCCGTCTTCGCCATATAATCGTTGTCTCCTCGTCGTTAGTGTGTCACGCCAATTACGCCATGCCACCGGGTGCGCCAACACCCGCTGGAGGTTGTGCCGCGCCTGCTTCTGGTCCGCCTGCGCCTGCGCCCGTTCCCATACCGCCCGATCCGGCCTCGCCTGTTGCTGGCGCGCCCGCTGGACCTTTCTTGTCATTGCCTTGGAGTTTATCCAAATACTTCTTGGCCGTGTCCGCCATCGACTGAATCATGGCCTTGGAATCGGGATCTTCCTCGCCCTTTTCGAGCTTGCCGAACACTTCGAGCAGGACTTGGATGTTTTTGACTTTCTCGCCTTGCGCGCCGCCAGCGGTGTTCGGAGCGGCACCGGAGTCAGGCTTCTTGCCGCCGCCATCCATGGACGCGGCCGCCGAGTAGAAACTCGGTGCTGGAGGGCCGCCGCCGGATTTGGACTTGTCAGCCATTGAGCGCGATCAGACTACAGCTTCGTCTTCTTCTCGTTCTGGTAGCCCTTCGGGTAGCCGGTCTTCTGGTCAACGGAGACAGGCGACGTAGGCCACACACCATCGTGAATGGTGTGACCGAACTTGTGCATCGTGCCGCCCGCGACCGCCACGTTACCGGGCGATCCGCCGAAGGATTCCTCGCGGGACTTTTTGTTGCCGCCGGTTGCGACTTCTTTGTTTTTCGCCACAGTAGGACTCCTGTAAATCTGATCTGGTTTTATTCAGTGGAGGTGAGCGGGATCAGCCACTCACCCCCGTGGAATTTCGTGCGGGTGACTTAGGAAAGCGAATACTACCGCTTGCCCTTGCGGCCGCCATGACGTTTCTTGCCGCGTCCTTTGCGTCGGGCCATGAGCAGGTCTCCTTTCAAGTTTAGGATTCTAGTTCCTTGGCAGAGGGTGATCTCTCCGCTCCCTGAAAGATTAAGCGCGGCAAGTCGTTCTGTCGTGCTGTCTTCTCTCAAGAGGAGTAATAGCACACCGTGCGGGATAAATTGAAACGCTGGAAATGGCTATGTGCTGAAGTGGTAAAAATCGTCAATTGACGATGATAGTGATATAATAGGCACATGAAAACGCCGATACCGTACGAGTTGAAATGTAATCGATGCCAGCACACGTGGTGTAGAAGAGTTCTCAAGACCGAGCCGATGCAGTGCCCGAAATGTAAATCGCGCTACTGGAATAAACCGAGAGTACGACCATTACCGAAGGCGAACCGATGAGCTTCGAGTGGCCCGAACCGTGTAATCACAACGAGCGAAAAGTGGGTCGAGGTCTGTGTCGCGCCTGCTATGGTAAAGCCTACATAGAATCGCGTAAGCCAGAGATCGACCCCCGCCCGATTCTAACTTGTCTACGTTGCGGAAACGTGTGGAGACAGAAGGGAATGAGTAAGAGGCCGCGTTCTGTCAAGGATGCTCCACCCCTTTGTGGGATACCCCACGTAAAGTAAACGCTCCCGGAGATGCACTCAAGACTCTCGTTGAACTAATTAGGACACAGACCGACGATTGTATACCGTTTACGTTTAATCAGGATGGCCCCGGTTACGTAAACGGAACCGGATACGGAAGAGTGACGAAGAACGGCAGAAGGCAGCACGCAAGTATCGCGGCTTGGGAATTATTCAATGGCCGTGAGGTGCCGAAAGGACTGGAAGTTCGTCACAGTTGTCACAACCCGCCGTGCGTAAACCCGAAGCACCTATCGATAGGCACACACCAACAGAACATGCAGGATGCAATTGATGCCGGTCGAAACGTGCACGGGTCACGACAGCCCATGTCCAAACTAAATGAGGAAAAAGTGAAACAGATACGGAGTCTAAAGGGCTTAAAGATTAGAGAACTCGCAGCCGTATTCGGCGTTAGTCAGGCAGCGATCTGCATGGCCCGCAGCGGTAAATCATGGAAGCACGTTGTCTAGCCTTTTTTGTGCTGCCCTTTCCCCTGAACTGCCGCCGCTGCCGCCGCCACCAGAATCTTGTCCTTGGCCTCGGCAAGCAGATCGCGGCGGTTGCTTTCAAAATCGAACGAGTCGTCGAGAATCCTAAACAGATTACGGTCGGACAGTTTCCCCATTTTCGCGAGTACCAACGCTGTTTGCTTCTTGGCCTCTTTCTGTGATTCCAGTATCGTGTCCCTTTTTACAGTACCGCTAAACTGGCGCACGTACTCTTCCGGTTTCATCCCAGATGGAAGACCGCTTCCGTAAATCGGGGTGAAATCCGAACTCGAAAATCCCTTTGCGCCCAGAATGTTGACTCTGTGACTAACCGAATAAAACTGCAACATGTCGGCGATCACCATGGCACCGCCCTCTTCCGCGAACGAAGCCAGCGCACGAGACTTGACACGAATCGGCAGCGAGCGCGAATTGAGAATCGTGTCGAGCGAGTCCGATCCGGGGACTTGCTTCTTGCTCATGGCTTGCTGGATTGCAGACGAGCCGCTGTTCATGTCAAGCTCGCGGTCAACCTTGTCGATGAACTGTTGTGCCGCTGCTATCGGGAACTCGGCCTTCTTCATGAACTCGGGCGGTTTCGGCGCGTTGTTGTTGTACTTGATTTTGCCGCCCGATGCACCAGCGTCCAGCGCATCCCAGTCTGCGGCGGGCATGGCACCTTTCGGCCCAACGAGTGTCGGTTCGATGACGGCATCCAGATAATCCTGCATTCCGCCGAGGACGCGGTTGATGATGCTGTTCATCTGCATCCACGGGCGTATACTCGACTGCCCTAACATTTTCCACGGCACGCGCAGAGGACGATACACGGGAAACGGTTTCATCGCGTGCCAGTATGGATTGGGCTGGTCTTCGAGCACGCAGCCGCCGGCGGTGATGATGACGCGACCTCGCGGGTATAGCCGCTCACCAGGCTCAACGCGGTACGCCCAATTCACACGTGGGTTCCCCTTGGCGTCCGACGGCCCGACGGTAACCGTGTAACTCCTGTCATTGACACCATCGTCGTTCAACCAGAATTCACGCTTCAACGCCATCGGAAACGGCGTGTCGTCCGAGGATATGTTTTTCTTAATCCCCAGCGCGGTCTTTAGGGTTTGCGCCATCCCGGCCCATTGCGTCGAGTTGATGCCAGACGGACGGCTGAACTGACCTTGCAAAGCGCCACCCGAGAAGTCCGAATCACACTGGACGCGGCGCGCAGTCTGACCGTACGTACGGATGAGAGATTCTTTGGTGACGACAGGGAAATATATGATGCACTCGGAGTCTTGGGTCTTGCCACCGCTGCCGATTGTCGCGTATTGCCACGGTGCGATCGGCACCATGTCTACGTCGCCGAGTCCGCCGTTGAGGCTGGATTTCCATTGTATCTTTGCGGGGCCAGTGTGTAAGATGCCGTACAAGATCACGTCGTACTGGTTGTCCTCGTAACCGTTTTTCTGAACCCAGTGCGTGATGAGCGAGTTCAGGAGTTTTTCGAAGTCCGAGTAGTCGTTGAGGTGATTCCACATCCGGACTTGAAAGTCGATAGCGAGATCCGTCAGCAGTCCGACGCCGTCCCAGAAGAGGCGCTCAGTTTTGGGGAGTACGGGACGGTTGCGGCCACGTCTCGCGCTCGGCCCCCACATGCGGCCGTCCAAGGCGTCGATGGCGCGGAACGTTGACTTGACGGACGATTCGAATTCTCGGTCTTGGGTCGCGGACTCGAACAGCTTGTCCGTATACGCGAGGATATCGTTCTCCAACCTTTGCGCTTGGGCTTCGGACAGACCAGCGGGGGTAGGAGGTGGTTCGGGTAGTTGCGACTGGTCGTTGCTAATATCCGGGAGCGTTAGACTCGTAGCCATGGCGACTCAGGACAAAGATAGCACAGAACGGGGGAAGGTCAATAACGTGACACGTTCTCGGCTACGCCCCCGGCACCCCGGCGGCGTGCACCATGGTCATGAACCGCTCAATGGTCTTGTTGGCGTCCTGAAGCTGAGACTCGGTTTCCTTCGCGGACTTGACTACCGCCAGCATCTCGGCTCCGTTCTTGACGCCAAGTTTTCTCAGCTCCATGGCCTGTTCGCCGGTAATTAACACAATGGAGTCGTCGGACAACGCGGCCAGAAACGTCGCAATCGTCACCATGTGGCGTCCGGCGAATTTGCGTTCCAGCTTGGTCTTGATTTCCGGGTTCACCCAAATCGGCCATTTCACGTCCGTGATCGTGGGCTGCTCGGTATACAGTGTGCTCGACTTCACCATTTCTGCACCAGTCGCAACCAGACTGTTGCCGTCGAACGGCCCGTGCCCGAATTGACACTTGATCGCTCCCGTGCCGTCGCGTGTCAGCGGCGTGTTCGGCGTACCTTGCTGCCTACAATGCGGGCAGAAAACGTAGGCAAGATTCTGGTCAAGCTCTGGCGTCAGCGATGGCATATTTATTGCTGCCCCTTCTTGCGCCCTTCTGGGCGTCTCCAAGCGTTTCTACTGGGTTCCTCCGTGAGTGCATCTTCAACACTCCACTTGTATTTTAGAACCCGTTTGCTGATGGTGTGATATCTAATTCCAGTGATATCAGCCCATTCCGCAATGGTCTTACTTTTACCTTTCCAAGTCAACACATGATTCGATCTCTGGTTTCTGCCTTGCCAAATCTTCGTAATCCATCGGCAATTACTTGGGCTATAGTTGCCGTCGTTATCAATCCTGTCAATAGACAGACCCTTACGGTATCCGTGGGACTCAGACCATGCAACGAATTTCTCGGGATGATTCCTCCATTCCCGGCAAACCGTAATCCCCCGACCGCCGTAATCGGCATAGCTATCACTTTTGGCGTAATAGCAACGACTCAGCATACCCTTCCACACACGATACACGGGTGAATAGGACAGCCCATGGGTCTTGCGTGCCTTCGACAGATTACCAAAAGTCTTACAGCCACAGTGCTTGTGGTTGCCGTTACGCAATCGCGTGCCCCAACACACAATGCGTTTACCGCAATCGCAACGACACAACCAGCAAGTCCCGTGTGAGTACAATTTTTTACGCGATTTACCGATGACCACAAGATGGCCGAATCGGGAACCTATACGCATATCTTTAGCACGCTTTTTACACAATTCGGAAGATGTTTCTCTGGACAGGCATCCGCAGCTTCTTGTGTTCCCCGTCCGCAATGATGAGGTTGACACCTTTAACTCTTTACCGCAATGGCATCGGCACAACCACAAAACGTACCCGTGATCCCGGCTTGCCAAGCCTAGTACTTTCAGCCTGCCGAACCTCTTACCAGTAATGTCGATAAGTGGTGGCACTAGTAATCTTCTCCCGACGTGTCCGACCAAGCGTTTGCATCCGGCTCCGGCAGTTCATCCCCTCCACGGGCTCGAATCTGCATAAACTTTTTGTAGTTGGCAACCACGTCCGGGGATTGCATGATGTCGCGACCCTCCATCCCGTGAAGTTTAGCCAACTCGTGCTCCGCTCCAGTAGTATCCCAAAGCAAACTGTAACACGTATTAGCTTTTGATACAACTATGGGAATCACTTTCCACTTGTCGGACAGTTTGACGTTGTGTTTCTTTTCCATTAACGCAATCAGTTTCCGCCCCTCGTCCTCGCTCGCGAGCGGTTCGTCGGTCGGGATTTGCTGTCCGAACTGGTTGTAGATTGCGAAATAGTGTGGCGTCTTCGGCAGCAAGTGGGCGTGCTTCGACCCCTCGCCTATACCAGCGCTCGCCGCCCACTCTTGGCGTTTGCCGGACTGGTGTAACGCGCACAGCGCAATACAATTCGCGATTGCCGCATCGTCGTTGTTGTCCATTCCGGCGGCCTTGATTTCGCCCTCGTACCGTCCGAAGTCGCGCATTTCGTCGATGGTGTGGAGATTGCGGATCACAATCATGCCATCCCACAACGCCTCACCCATGCGGTTTATCATGTCCTCACGGGTGCGCTGGTTCGTCATCCAGTGCACATGCAAAGTGGCCTGATTGGATACTTTATCCATGTGGCGCCAACGGTACACGTTCGGATAATCCAGGTTGTTGAATAGCTCGTTGCCGGTAGTGACACCCGCCATCTGGTACTCGATAGCGACTTCCGCCGTGTGATACCAATAACCGAGAGCGGCAACCACTTTAGCCAAGTGCGACGGGTTAATCAGGCCGTGCCACTCGGCGACTTGCACGGTTGGTTCGACGCCATAACCAATCCTGTATACAGTGATGTCGGAATAGTCTTGTCCATCACCCGAGGACACGTCGCCACCGATATAGTATTCGACGGCCTCGTTGTCGTCGGGGTATTCCCAGACCCAAAGGCGCTTGTTGTATTTGGGCTTGTCCATCAAGTCCTCGGGTGTAGGAGGCGACAGACGCAGTACCGGAGGGGTGTCGGCACCCGTGTACTCGATCTCGCCGATGACGATGGGATCGATGCAGTTTTGCTGCTCCTGCTCGTCGAGCTTCTTGCGAGGGAACGCGCAGAACCCGGATGAGATAAACGCCTCTTTCGGCGTGATCGGGTACGACTCCTTATGGGATTCACTCGACCCGGTGGCGTTGATGGTCTCGACGATCTCGTTCCGCCGCCACTTGAAAAACCCTAATGGTATCGTGTAGTTCTCTTTGCGCTTAACGTTGAGACGCAGAGCGCGCTCGTCGGAAGTCAGCACAAAGTTCTCGGACTTGTACACGGGGAGTGAGTATTTGCGTACTTTGTATACGGGGATGAACAGCGCACGCCAGATGGACTTACCCGCTTCAGCCGCTCGCCACATATTGTAGTAGAGACCGGATCGACCGTACGCCGTGGACTCGATAATGCCGAGCATGTCAGGCGCGTTGAGAGAGGGTTTGATGTCCGCGGTCCAAATCTGAGCATCAGGCCAACGGCTGACTTCGGACGCCAGAATGTTACGCACGGTGCGTCCGATGGCGACACCCGTAGATTTTTGCGCGTTGGACACGTGAAGCGTGGAGCCAAGACCGGGGTCGGTAGTGCGCTGTAGCTCGTCGGAGCGCTGGAAGATAACTTGACGGCCTTGCTGTTTCGACAAGAACTCCGGGCGCAGCCACCACGGCAGGTTGTGATAGGCGTCCATGATGCGCTGATAGATTTCATCCGAGACGCGATCATCCTGCCCCATGACGATGGAATACGTGTTCGGAACGAAGATGGTAGCGTGAAAGATGAGCGCGGCGTTCCACGTTGTCGATCCCGCCTGACGGGGCTTGAGCACGATTAAACGACAACACCCCTTCTTGCGCCATTCCTCCTCGACGGCCTCGTAGACGAGAATTTGATGGTCCCACCATGGGAACAGCGTACGCAATCGACCGCGTTCGTCTCGGATCACGTAATACTGCTCCATGAAGTAACGGCGGTTGGTTACGCACTTAGCGACCTCGTTGTCGATAAACTCGTTCTCATCCGAGGTCAGCATTTCGAGCGCTCGGGGCAGCGCCTCTAAATCGGTTTTAGATTTAGACTGGGCTAGGATGAACTTCTCGTCGAGGACTTCGAGATAGTCGTTCAGCGAATCGTCTTTGCGCGGTACCCTCATTGGTTGTCCGCTTCCTCGATTTCGGCATCGCTGGTGCCGTCGCCTAGTTCGTCGTCTTCTAGTTCGTCGTCTTCATCGTCAATCAAATCGCCGTCCACGATTTCCTCGCCTTTACCATCCGACAAGAACTTAACATCACCCTCAGGCAGTACACCGCGCTTCTCGCGGACACGCTGCTCGAAAGTCTTGACGGTACCAACACCGTTCCCGTTATTGCCGTTGTTGTTGATTCCCACGTTTACGGCCACACCGCCGCCACTCTTGGGCCGGACTTTCTCGACCAGATCACCAGCCACGGTAATCGCGTCTAGCGCGACAGCGTGGTCGGGCTCCATGATACGGCGGCCCTCACTGTCTAGGTCACCAGTCCATCGCATCGCCTGCATGGCGGTTTGGATTCGACGGCCCGCGCCATACATGGCGGTCAGTACTTCGGCGTTCACGGCCATGTCGATGATGTCGGACGATATCTGGAGTCTCGCGGCTTCCATGTCGTCCACGGCCTGCTGGACTTGCTCAACGGGGATACGCAGACGCTGCGCGATGCGCTCGGGCGCCACACCGGCTTTTTGCAACGCCCACGCGGTGCGGGCGCGGTGAGGGGCGAGACGGTCGAGGGCCGAGATTATGGGTGGTGATAACGTTTGGTGACTGGCATCGTCACCGTCATCACCGGAACTCGTTCGGGGCTCGGAAGACTCCGTCGTCGTTGCTGATTCCGGCTCCTGTTCCGTCGATGTCGGCTGCGGTGTTATCGGACGATTCTCGCTCGCGGTCGGCG